TCAAACTCACCGAATGCCGCCTTGCTGGTGGCGTCTTCACGGATAAACACCGCACCTTGCTCTGATTGTCCAATCTCAACAACGACTCGGTTGACCATCCCACCGTAAGCATTGACTTGATTCATCTCATCATAATCGTCAGCGGTGAGCGTTCTGACTGATGAAGCGCCAGAGTCGTATACTTTGCACCGCACCGAGCCCGATTCATCAACGTAGATGGTCGCGCCGAGGAACATGGCGATCTCATTGACTAGAGGAAGCACCTGCACAAGCGGCTCTTCATGCGATGGAGCCAAGCCACCGACATCAGCATTGCGACCATAGAGCATACCACCGACGGGGGTGAGCCCACCTTCACCAGCTTGCTCATGGTGGTCAGCTCGGCTCTGAAAATATTCCTTTTCGGTGCGCGTTTTGACATCGGTCATCGCGTAGTGTGAGATCGTGCTTGTGTAATTGGCTGGATCGAAGTCTGAAGCCGTGACGCTTGTGGTGCTGGCACCGTACTCGATGAGCTGCTTGATTACCTCGAGCGGATGCTTGTTGATGTACTGACCACCGAACTTGCGCCTGCCCGTCAAAGATGTGTCATCTTTGAGCTTTAAGACGATTTTGCCAAAGCCTGGCAGCATCTCAACAACACGACCAACAAAGATGGTGAGGTAGTCACCGATGGCCATACCATCAAAGCCAAGCTTGATGTAAATGCGCTTGTCAAAGAACTTGTGAGCATTCGCCCAAGCTCTGATTGTGCCCTCATCAACTATCTCCAAAGACATCTCACCCTGACGCACTTCGCGAGTGATAGGGTCAACAGTGTGAGAAAGATTGGTCACGCTGCTCAAGATGGCGTTGTTAGACTCACTCAAGCCGCTCAACATGCCGCCGAAGTTGTGGATGCGGTATGTTCCGATAGGATTGGCATCAAGATCGAAGTCAACGACCAGCACCGGCGTCTGACCGCCCTGCGTTGCAGCATCTCGAAACGAAGCAGAGAGTGACAAGACCATTGGCTTAAGTTCCTGAGCTCTTAAATGGTGGCTGCTCAATGAGTGACGTGCCAAAGACGCGCTCAATCGGTCCTTGTAGTGGCAGCGATAACGTTGGCGACTCTGCGAGCATCAAGTAAGCATCGGGCGAAGCATTGGATGGGTTCTCAATCCAGACGATTGGCTTGGTGAAGTCATCAGAGTCATCAAAAGCCGCTTCAATCGCCGCCAGCTCATTGGAGTCGGTGACGCTCTTGCTGATGGTTCTGAGCGCTTTGCCTCGGTGGTACGTGTAGCGCTGCGTCAATCCGCTCTTACTTGCAAAGTCACTGACAAGCCCGGTCTCACTTTTGTCATCAAAAGGAAGATTTGGATTGTGCATAAGCTGACGGCGCTGGCCAACCCATACCTCGCCGATGGCGGGCTTGATTGTGGTGGTACCGTCTACATTTTGAAGCCTAACGTGAAGCTTGCGGTTGCTTGTGTTGAGCGTGACTCGTTGCGGATGACTCGGCTTGGCTCCGCTTTGATTGTAAAGGAAGGTGAAGACCAGTCGAGAGTTATCGCCCGATGTAATGGTTTGTGCTTCCGAGATCACGATGTTGCTCATATATGAACCGCTCGCAAGAATATCTACAGTGATATCTGAGCCGCTGGTGTCAACATCGCCAAAGTTGTGGCCCATAATCACCACGGTGTCGAAAGTGACATCAGAGCCAAAGGCAAGACGAAACGCTGGCGATGATGGCGACGTCGTCATCTTTGATGCAACGGTGAGAGCCCCAATGCGATCGTAGGATCTCACTCTTGCATTGCTGATGGTGTCTTCATCGGTTTCATCAGATCCACTCGTTGAAGAGAACCAACCACTCGATGCTTTGGTGATCTTGTCCGAGTTGTTGGTTGCCACCATCATCGGCTTGTCAGCATCGTATGCGGTTTGCTCCCATGTCGCCATGTCTGCCAGTGATACGGTCATACTCGTACTCCCTGCGCTCGAAGATCACGAAGTGCTGGCACGATTGAGTTTCTAACGTACTTAGTCACCTCGGCTCTATTTGGTAGCGCATCTGATTTGATCGTGATGTTGACACCGCCAAGCGATGGAGCTGCGCCGACGGTGCCACCGTTGGCGAACCTTCCTGAGCTGTTCACTCCATCCATATTGGAGAACATCTGCCGCATTGCTTCGACCTGGTTGACGTTCATGACGTACTCACCGGGCATCAAGAGAGCGGGCACCGAGTCTTGACCCTGGACACCACCGCGCACCATACCACCTTGGGCAAACTTCGCAGGGATTAGATCCACCATACCCATGACCATCGATAGAGCTGCCGCACCTGCTAAGCTCATCGCAATCGGTCCCAATGGAGCGGCACCCTTGGCTGCTCCAGTAAAAGACGCAACCGCATCAGCGATAACCTGCTTACGTATGCCCTCAATATAGATGTTGATTGACTGTTTAACGGCTTCAATGGTGCCACTAACAAGAGCCTGACCAAAGCTATTAGCCTCAACCACTGCCGCTTTGAACGCATCGACGACAGTGGTGACATTGCCTTCTAGCTCTTTGGTCTCGTCATCTGTCTTGCTTACTTCTTCGTTTAATTTTTTGACTTCCTTAGCCGCCTCACCAGCTTTCTCGGCAGTCTCTCCAAGCTTCTGGTTAGATCCAGCACTCGCATCGGTCAAACCGCTCATGGCTGCAACTGCAACCTTGCCGATGCCGTTCTTGATTGTCTTTTCAACCTTGCCAATCTGTTGCTCGAGTAACTCTTGCTCGGTGAGTAGTGCCTCAATCTCTTTTTTGGCCGTCTCACCTGACTCAGCAAACTCAGCGCCGAGTGCTCTTGCGCCATCTGCTGCCTTCATCATGCCTTTAGAGATCTTCTCACCCACGCCAGGAATATAAGAAGCGATGTTTGCGTAGCCCTCGATAATCGAACCAACGCCATTTAAGAGCAATTGAAAGCTCTTATTGACTGCAAGCTTCACCGCTTCCCATGCAAGCGCAAAAAAGGTCACGATACGAGTGACACCGACGATTGACTTGGCGACACCGGTGGTCATCAACAAAGCAAAATCTCGGAAGTACTCGATGAGCTTGAGACCAATCAGCTTCTGATTGGTGACTAAGAAGGTTCTGAAGCTCTTAATCAATGGCGTCATTGCCTTGATTGCAGCATTGAAGGCATTGATGAGCACGTCACCAACACGAGCAGCGAGTGACCCAATGAGGTTGTTGCTCTCATCGAAGCTCTTTATGAGCTTATCATTCTCATCACGATACTCGCGGGACTTGTCAGTAAACGCCCTGAAGACCTCAACGCCTTTCTTGAAGAGCTCGAGACCTTGATTGAGACCAGTGGTGGCAACGGCAAACCCTCGAAGAGCTGCACCGCCAACCGCACCGAACTTGGCGACCACCGATTGAGCACCCTTGGCTGCTTTGGCAATCTTAGCAAGCGGTCCACTGGCTTTATCGGTGGCGGTGATGGTGACTGGTACATCATACTGAGCCATTTTATCGCCTCGCTTTCCTCATCGCTGCCTCATGCTCAGCATGAAGCTGCTTCTGACGCTCTGCCTTCATGCCATCAATCTCGGTGTTGATGGTGTCGATTGCTTCAAACACAAACGCGGGCTCATCAAGCAGACTCGATGATGCGTAGGGTAAGACACCGTAGGCTTTCCACTCGCGGAACCAACCGAGCAAGAGGTTGACTTCAGCATCAAGCTGAGACCAAGGGCACCGCCGAAGGCTAGGAGCGAACTCGAAACCAAGCGACTCGTTTGGCTTCTCGCAGCCTCTTGCTGCTCTGAACTGGTCACCCTCGGCATAGTCCTCGCCCTTGCATTGTGAGCATCCCCAATTGAGGGCTTGGTGCCCGCTCGCTAAGAAGCGAGCGCCAAGCCTTAGTCTTTTTTTAGCCCGGACCTCAACGTTGAGATCTCGGTGATGGCTGCATAAGCTTCATCGATGAGCGCCTGCTCAGCACGCTCCCAAAGCTGCTCACCATCACCAATCTCACGGTCGAGAATATCTAAGCACCGCTCAGCACGCACCACTCGCGTCTTGATGATGCGCTCAATTGATGCTTGTGCCTTGTGAACGTCAACCTTGCCGTCACTCTTGATCGCTGAACGATGCACCGCCCGAAGCTCTCCGCCAGTCATTGGTGCCAAGTGAAGCACAATCTGCTCACCCTCATCACGATCTCGGTTGTTGTCCCATTGTGGCACGTAGCGCCGCACGTCTTCCTGCTTGATATCCATGGTTTGATCCCCTTGTTGTTTTACTCGAACTTGATGACAATCTCATCTTCGCCCGCGCTGGTCGCTAGAGCTCGGAAGTTCATTGGCACCACTACCTCATCACTCTGCGGCGTATCCACCGCCGCAACCTCAAACTCTGCATCATCTATTTCAACGATGAGCTTCTTGCCAGCGGTATCGCCACAAGTCACCACGATGGCTTGAGTGCCAAAGTCGAGACGCTTGCCGATCTCAATCGCGAGATCACGACGGCATCGGATAGAGAGCGAGCCAGTGACATCGCGAAAGCCCGGCACATAATCACTCGTACCCGCAACAAAAGCCTCATCAGAGATGCCCTTGTTATTGTTCGCAACCGTGACCTCAAAAGAGGTGATTGGTAGTGAGTTACCCGCCAAGGTCAGAGAGCCCAAGATGCCCGCAATCGGTGAGCCTGCGACGGTCTCAGTCGGTGCGAAGGGCTTGACCTCATCGTCATCAGTGAAAGTGATAGAACTATCAACGGTGATGGTATCGTTGCTGACTGCGGTGACTACTAGGTCAGTATCACTGGCGACCGAGATGACTGAGCCTGGCTTGAAGTTCTCACCCTCACCAGCGTGGACATCGAAAGACGTTCCGGTGCCAGAACCATCGACGGTTGCAGTTGACTCACCCGCTGTGAGCTGCGCCGCACTTGGGCTTGTGGTGGTCGGGATGTAAAGCCCTGAGCTCTCACCCTCGAAGGTCACCTTGGGCTCTTCACCACCTGCGACACTAATCGTCATTGAGTTGACATAGCAACCAGTGAGCGTCTCCATGAAGGTCTCATTGAAGAATTGCGTTAGGGTAAAGCTGCCGAGGTCTTGGTTGGTGTTGAGTGAGTAGGTAACACGAGTACCACCGCTGACGGTCTCGGTACCCATCGCACCCTTGAAGAGCGGTCCAAGGTCTGGAGCGGTGCCAGCGGTACCGCTTGGCAGCACGTAAGATTCAACCGACCATGTTGCTGACTTCTTGCCAGTGATTTGCTCGAGTGCTGAGCGACTCGCACGCGCATCATCGCGCACTTTGCGCTCTTGTGCTGGTGTGAAGCTCGCATTGAGAACCACCGCTGCATCGGTGCCCGCTGGCTTGACGAAATCGGTGGCGACGTTTTCGCTGTCGATATAGGTGGTTTCCTCGTTAACGTAGAACTTACGATTGCGCCCGAGCGCATGTAATTGTGAGACTCCCATTGTGTCCTCCTTAGCTCGAGCTTACCGAGCGTTCGTATTGAATTTGAACCTGTGCCAAGACCGAGCCATCACCCCGCGCATCGGGGTCACCCTCGTCGGTCTCGAATTGCACGAGCTTGGTGTTGATTGCGTTAGTGCCTCGCGTGGGGTCAGTGTTGAGCGCCGCAATCAAGTCATCGATGAGGTTGTTGAGCTTGGTGCTTCGGTCACTCTGACTGTTGCCGCTGACGTGACCGATGACGCTGACGTTGAGCGTGCATCTGATGCGGTTGAATGGTTGATACTCGACCTGCTCAGCTTGTGGTACGTAGCCGATAAAGGGACGCTCACCAGTCTTGACGTCAGCATAGCCGCGAGCGAGTGCTTGCACTTTGACCACCGTGGTCTTGTACCCATTGGCGACGGTGATGCCCTCGAAGGTCGTTTGGAGATTGCTCAAGATGAGCTTGCGGGCTGGCGTTGCCATTATTCGGCACCTTCCTCAATGGCGTCTTCAACCAGACCGTCAAAGATCTCATGAATCTCGGGCAATGCTTCCTTGACTGCTGCGCCGATGTAATACTTTGGAGGCATCCGCACGCTTCGACGTAAGAAGTAAGCAACCTGGCCCTTGTCGTCTTTGAGCGTGCCGGTCTTCTTGTCGAGCCATAAAAGTCGATTCTTATCTGCTGGCAAGTCTCGAGGGCTTGGGAAGTCTCGATTGCTACCACCAAAGAAGTCGGTGTTGTCATGATTTGGGATTGCGAGGGCTTTGGCTCTCGTTGGCTTAATGACGCCGCCGCGATCATGGATTAGCGCGTAAGGTAAACCACTGAAGACATCAACCGAAGCCTCATCAGAGTCAGCAAAGTAGACACCGCCAGCTTTCCAAGAGCCTCTCAAGCGACCGGTGTGCGGTCCCTTCTCGAGTAATCGTCTAGTGCTGTCTTGGAGTTGCCGCACCATAACCTGAGATGATTCGATGAGAGCATTGGTGACGCCTGCACCGTATTTCTCAACGAAGCCACGAGCAAAAGCCTCAATGCCGCTCGTGTCCATCTTTGCTTCAAACTCAGCCGCCATCTCAATCCTCGTTGTTCTTGAACTGGTCGAGCCTAAATGGTGCCAGCGGTGCGTCTGAGTTGTTGCGGATTGACTCTTTGCCAGCGATAGACCCACCACCGAAGAACACGCCTGTAGAGCCTCGCGCCGCCTCTGCACGTAGCTCCTTCAAGAGTGCCTGGTAGTGGGTCGTCTTTTGAGATCTTGGACCACCAAGCCCTAGAGCTTGCCGGTCTATCTCGCGTGCAAACTTGCCAAGGATTGCTTCGATGCAATCGATGGAGGTCAGCACGACATCGTTTCGGATTGTCAGAAGGGCGGTGATTGTCTCATTAGAAAGCAAGACCTCCTCGCTGTCGGTGTCACCGATGCGAAGCCGTACTTTGTCGAGGTCGGTGCTCAGATTCTCATCAAACGAAAAACTCACCGCTTGCCACCCTTCGTCTTAGCTCGTCGCTTAATGCTCTGCGACAAGAGCTCATCAGGAACATCAACGAGGTCACCGCGCATCAACATGCGTTGAAACGCGGGCCACTCGTGCGCTTGTGGAAGGGGGGTCCACGCCGGGACCTCCCCACCATCAAGCCTCAACCTTTTGGCTGAGAATATCACCTAGCTGACACAAGCGCTGAAGAAGACGCCGAGCTGGTCGCTTACAACTTTAAAGTCGAAAGCGGTCAGTGCTTCAATGCGCTGTGAGTGCTTGTGATCGATGCGGTAATTGAGAACGCGAAGCCCTGAAGCATTGCCGCCCTCTACACCGGTAAAATTGAACATATAGCCCGCACTTGGCTCCATGAGACCAGCGGTTTCAGGTACGTAGTACAGAGCCGCATTGGTGCTGCCAAAGACGAAGCTGAGCGTATCAGTTGCGCCCTGGGCTGCGGTGTTAGAGATTGCAGCCGGTACATGTACGCGGTCAACCTCGAACACTCGTGCAAGAATGTCTTGAGTGACTACAGTGCTGTCGAAGTACTTGACGCGATCAAGAATGTCAGCATTGGTCAAGAGCGCCTTGTAAACGTCTTTACCCAAAACGAGAACGTTAGGCCGTCGGCCTGTCTTGCTCTCAACTGAGTTGATCTCATCCAGTACATCGCTGATTGGAGTAGAGCTGCTGGTATCCCAAAGGTTTCCCGGAGTGATATCACCGCCAGTGGTAGAACCCTTCCAAACGCTACCTGTAAACGCTGCGGCAGCAAAGACTTGCTCACGCTTGAGAAGTAGCTGCTCGGTGATGTACCGAGTTGTTGAGACTTCGATGTTGAGCGCTGCATCAGCATTGCCAACAACGTAGTCGTCGAGGTCCATGTGGACGCCGTACTGGTCGCAACTAAAAGTGTCAGTTGAGAGAGTGTAGTTAGCACCAACGGTCTCAGAACCGGTCGCACGCAAGTCAGCGATTGAACGAAGGTACGAGCCCCTGTCAAAGACAAAGTACTTGTCAGTGAGCTTTGGGGTAGGCACTGATGGAAAGATTCTGTCAGCGATAAAGCGTGTCTGCTCCTGGGAATACGCCACCGAGATGTTGCTCAGTGCTTCGTCCACATGAACTTGAGAAGTGAGTAAAGGCATCGTTTTTTCTCCTTTTGAAAATCAGTGATTAAGCTGCACGCGCACCGTTGATGCAGTTGATAGCGCAAGAGATAACTTGATTTGCTGCGCCTGCTGCCTCTAGTGCTTGTCCACAAATACGGACTGTGGTGTCAGAGCCAGCCGCAACAACGTCAGCTTGACCATCGAGGCCAGTTCCGATGTTGCTACCTACCGCAATCGCCTCATTGGCTGAAACCTTGCTGATGCCGTAAAGCATAACGCTTGCGGCTTCACCTGAAGCTGGTGCATTTTGCAAAACACCGATTGGGATATCTGTTACTGCTGCACAAACGTTGACGGTATTGTCAGCGGTAATTTTAACAAAATAGTACTGCTTAGCACTTAGGTCTGCCGCTGCGGTGAACGTTGCGACCTGTCCTGGTAATTCGTAAGCCATCGCTTTTCTCCTTATGCTTTCTTAACTCTCTCAGCCTGGTATTCGGCATAGAGTTTTGGGTTGGTTTGAATTGCTTTTGCAATCGCTACAGGCATGTCCATCTTGCCTTGTGACTTCTGGATCTCTTCCTGAGCGAGTTGCTGGATGCGCCCCCAAGCGTCACCTGGTGCTTCGACCGGTGCATTGCTGCCAGCCTCAACTAGTGTCGCGCCGCCCTTCATCCCGTTGGATGCAGCGGTGAGAGCTTTCTCAATACGAGCGCCAAAGTCTTCATCGCGTGCTTTAGCTTCAAGCACGAGATCACAAACTTCTTCGAGCGAGTGACCTGGGATGTTGCAAAGTGATTTTTCACTCTTAGCAATGAACTCACCGCGCTCACGCTTGGCTAGCTCTTGCCCTAGCTCACTCTCGAGCTTCTGGCTCTTCTCGACCAGCTCTCGGTTTGACTTCCAAAGAGCCTCGACGGCTGCTCGTGCCGCATCAGGAAGCTCACCAAGTGACTTCTTGAGCTCTTCTTCTTCGTCTTCTTTCTTCATCTCTTCGTCTTCATGCTCAGCTTTCTCAGCTTCTTCTTCTTCAGACGCTTCGATCTCGACCTCGACCTTTTCACCATTAGCGGTGCGAAGCGCTTGCAACGCGTCACTCACTGGCATCATGTCAGAGAAAGACTCTAGGAGCTTCATAGCTGCCGAGATTGCCGCCTTGGCGTCCTCTGGCAGTTCCATTTTCTCCATGTCTTCCTCTAGCTTTGCGATTGCTTCCGACCGTCCTTCGGCCTTCAGCACCTCGACGAGAATATCTTCCATCTTCATCGTGTTACCTCGTGCCGCTTTCATAATCGGAAACCGGCGTTTTAGATTTGCACCGCTCTCGACGAGTGAGACCTCATGGGTCCTAACGTCTTTGAGCGATGTGACGCGGCGCTTCTTTGCCATCGTCTCACCTCGACTTGTTGTTGATTGATTGCCTACTCGGCTGGTGCGCGGTCTGCTCGACCGCTATTCGTATCGTATCAGAGCACTATGCCCGGTCAACCCTGCGCGATAAATTCAACCTCAGGCATGTCACCCTCTGCCATGTCTTCGCGCTGACCATAGCCGCCGATTGAGAAGCCATTAAGCTCGCCCGACTGCACACGACTCCAGAGCTCAGGGGTCAGTTTCACACCGAGCACCCAAGAGCCAGAGCGCACCACGTCATCACCGAAGCTCTGAGCATAGGCTTTGTGTGGTTTGCCCTCGATAGCTGCTTTGTAGTCCTCCGGTGACGGATAGGGCTGAATCCAAGACTCTACAACCTTCGCACCATCGGCTGCGCCATTGTGGTCAAGACCTACCACCCTCGACTCGCTCAAGAAGTCGTGCGCGGTCTCTTCAATGACCGCCGGACTCAAATAATCGTCATGGGCATCGATGATGTAGGGGTCTAAGACCACACCGTAGACGATGCGCTTGGACTCATCAGCCTTGTAGATGCCGACGCGCTTGCTAGCCTTCTCGCGCTCACGCTCGCGCTCATAGCGCTCGTTGATAGTATTGGCCCACTGCTGGCCAGAGTCGCCACCCCAAAGAAGCCAAGCAATGCGACCAGCTCCCGGATACCCTGGTGCGCTGCGGTCTCGATTCTTTGGCACCGTCATGTCTTTCTGATGCCTCACGAAGTAATTGACCATCCGCTTAATCGTGCTGATAGAGACCCGCCGACCGTTGGCAAGATCACGCGCACGCGCAACACCGACGGCAGTGCCGCCCCTGCGATGCTCACGTCTTAGCTCGAGACCTCGCCGAGCTGCCTCTTGTACGCCCTTGGGTGGCAAGAAGCTGGTCTCAACCTTTTCAATCAGCTCATCGAGGTCACTGATGCGACGCTCAAGAGCCTCAGCGTGCTGCGCTTTCCTGATGGCTGCTGGGTGAGGCAGCGATAGGTCTGCGGCCTTGCCTAAGACTTCACGGGCTGCGGTACCGAGCGCGATGACTGCCAAGGGCTCATCGTCTTGGTGATCACTCAACTCACCAAGATCAATCACGTCAACCTGCTCACGCTTAAGCCCTACAGGCTCCAGGTAGCTCTTGGCGAAGCGTTCACCGCTTGGGCCGCACAAGTGCTTGCCTCGGGCAACATCGAGCCCTGACGGCGTGCTCACGACGAAGAGCAAGCGTTTCTCAATCTCTCTCTTGCCGACTCGAGCGGTTGCAGTCGCGGCAGCCAATTCGCTGTCGCCAGTCTGCTCGAGTATCGCATTAAAAATCTCGTCCCACTTCTTCGAGTGCTTGCCTGGCCCTGGCTTCTCAATCACCTCGGGCTCTGGCTCTGCTTCAGTCTCGGGCTCTTGGTGCTCTTCAATCACCTCAAACTCATACTCAGCCGATGCGCCCTCGTGCGGTGTATAGTCACCGACCATCAGAGCAGGACCGCCAGCGGTATCCATCCAGTGATAGCCCTCTGGTGCCTGAATCTTAATCGTTGCCATCGTCGCCCCCTTGCCCGTAAAGCCCTTCAAGGTCTTCCATGCCTTCGCCCTCTGGTGCCTCTTGTACTCGAGCGGTCTCGCGCTCAACTGGTGGCAAGCCTGCGAACTCTCGTGCGTGATCTTCAAGTGCATCATCTGGCGTAACAACACCAGCACCGACGAGAGACGCGATGCCGCTTGCGAACTCGCTGAGCTCTGGAAGCTCAACGTCTTCATACTTGAGACTCGGGCAGTACTCATATGGGATGCCATTGAGCTCTAGGAGCTGCGGTATTGCGTGCGCGTTGAACTGCGATGCGATTGAGTCGAGGTAGGTTCCGAGTGATTGAGCAAAGAGCGAGGTCTTGTTGCTCACCAGTGAGTAGGAGCCATGACCATCGAGTCCGGTGATTAGAAACTCCGCCATGACTGAGATTAGTATGCGCGACTCATAGCGCTTGATGATTTCGTTGACATCGATGG